TCAAAGACAAGTGCAGATTTTTTAATAATTTCTGCCTCAGCAATAAACTCCCAATCGGGTTTGTATGTTTCGCTAAGTTTCATTTGATTCACACTTCTAAACGCTAAGTATTCTGCTGTTTTAGATTCACCACTCCATATGTAGCATTTTTCGTCCAAATCACTATTATTCATTTTGTAGTAGTAGTAAGAATCCCCTTTTACGATTTTACTACCCAAGTTTTGTTGATTATAATACAAGATACCTGCTGTCCCTCCTGCCACCATCTTATAATCAGATAGTGGTTTTATTAAACGGCTTCGTTTTATTAAACGGCTAATGTCCACCTCACCTTGTACTATATCTTTATACCAACCATTACAGTAGGCTACTATTTCGTTCTTACATTCAAACAAGGAGACTTTCTTTAAAAGGTTTTCCTGAAACTCCTTCGCAACTGGTGTCTCATTACTCTTCTTCATCTCAAAACCCATCACGAAGAATTTGTCCTCGGATAAAAAGTCCCCGTCCTTCCACGAAAGCCAACCACAATATCGGTTCTTTTTCTTGGAGAGGAAAAACTTGGAGGCAAACTTCTCAAATTCTAACTCAACAGGCTCACGGAAAATCTTCTTTGAAATGTAATCGTTCAATTTCTCACGCAATTCTAGTGCATCATCAACATCTTTAACCTTAATGAAAACAGAATCGGTGTGTCCGTAAATAACTTCGTAGCCCAGTCCTTGAGCATAGAAAGCCGTCATCCTCATAGCCCTACGAGCAGAAGCCGTGATTGATTTAGCCATGTCCATGTCTCCCCACCCGTAGCCGTCTTTTGCTAGAATACCGTAGAATGCGTTGACAACCCGCTTAGTAGCCATCTGTGCTGAATCCCACTTTTGATACTCTTCTTCCGTGGTTGCTTGAGAACGCAATTTCTTGTAAGAATCCCGCATCTCCATTAACTCCTTGACCGCTTGAGGCAACACACCTTCACCCTCGTTGCTGAAATGGATGTTAGGTTTGCCGTCATAGGGCTTCAGATTCTTGGGAGTTTCCCACCAAACAGGATAACCGCTAGTGGTCTTAGTCTCCCACGAAATATTCATTGAAGCCATCATGGATGGATATAGGGATTTGAAGTCAAAAATAGCCACGTTTTCATGTTGTCCGTAAGTCTTTTCCTCATCAGGGTCCATCACGAAAGCCGCTTCAAACTTTTCCTTTGAACCTTTTAGTCCAGTAGGGGGAATCCAGCCAGCCTTCTTCATAAAATACACACCAGCCATTTGTGAATTGTGATATGTGTTTTCAAACGGACAACCGATTAGCCGTTGTAGGGCCAACTGATTCTCGCTAACATTTAATTTTTCATCAATATCCACACACAATTTTACATCTATTCGTGCATATTCCAAGTAGGTGTTAGTGTCCTCAAGCCAAGCCCTTTCGTAAAACTCGTTGTCTTGGAACTTTGAAGAAACAACCTTACCGTCATTTTCAAGAACCAACTTAGAACAGTCGTCTAATTTTAACGAGGGTAGGGTTCCCATTTGTGAATCAGTCCACAAACGCTCAAATCTATCCATTAAGCAAAAGGTCAACCGACCCTTAATTGGTTGACCGCTATTGTGATAGTTTTCAACCTTGAGATTCCAACCAACGGGTTCTCCACCAGCATAACGCCTTGAAACATTTTTGATTTCTCCATAGGGCGACATCAGCGTTGGGTTGATATTCAATTCACACATACGAGAAATAACCTTTGGTATGTCAAAACCAAGTAAATACCAACCGATAATCATGTCGGGGTCTTCTTCTTGCATCAATCGGATAAAGGCATAAAGCATATCAGTTTCGTTGTCGTATACTTCAAGCCATCCCTTTTCTTTATAACTAGTGGCATATTCTTGATTAGTATTTACATCTTCGGGGAACCAAGTCATTACAGTAGCCTTTTGGGTGTAGTTATCATAAATACTCAGCACCGTAATTTTTCCATGATGTTCTCCTCCCACTTGCGTTTCAATATCAAAATACCACTTACGGAGATTATATTCGGGAATGTCGTAGTCCGAATCAATGCACCAAAGCCTAGCCGCATCCACATCACCTTGATAGGTCCTCTCAGTTTTATGAATTTCCTGCATGATATTGTATCTGTCATATGGATTCTCGTAATAATACTTCACGAGAGGAACACCTTCCAAGTTTCTCCGGTTAGTAGGACTTCTAACAAAGTCCACCCTTCTGCCCTTAACAATTATACTCCTACCAATTTTACTATCAATGGGTAGATAAAAGTAGGGGCGACACTCAAATGTCTCTTCCTTTCTATTATCATCAATATCACGATAACGAAGTTTAATCCTGTGTTCGTTGTTCTCTTGAATCGTGTTTATCATCATTTTCATCACTCAGTATTTCAATCTCAATATCGTTTTCTTTTAGTTCATACTGCATTTGGTTTTGAATGTAGTGAATGAGGTGTTGTTTTAGGTCTTTGGCTTCTGTATCTCGCCAATACCAACCACCTTTCACTAAGAGGTTTAGTTTAAATTGGGGGCCTTCAGTCATTCAAATCCCTCATCATCTGTGCAAAGTCTCTTCCATATTTCATTGTGAGTTCAATATCCTTAAACTCCTCCATGAGCCGTTGAACATATACGGCGGCATCCATCAATTCTTCTTGGAGATGAGTAAGCCATTCGTGAACCGAAAGGTCCTCCCGTTCCATTGTTGTTCCATATTTTCCTTTGCCGACTTCTGCTCGTTGTTGAATTTTCTTGCATACTTCATCTTCATGTTTGCTCATTCTCCTACCCCCAAATATTCATTTAATCTTGAATAGTGGTTTTCTACTTCAAGCATAGTTTCTTTCCACTCGCTCTCATCAATATCAAAATCTTCTGGATTAAAATATTTGAACGGTCTATTGTTGAAATCATAAAAGTATACTTGCTCGGCAAGCCATCTCATAATTTTGTGTTTATTCATTTCTTTTCCTCTCCCTTCAAATAAATAATTTCGTTAATTAAAACATTCATGTCCTTGCAAAAATAAGCATTGATTTTAGAAAATAGTTCACGGGCCTGCTCCAACCCTCTTTCGTTGTTAAAAAGTTTTAACCATTCCTGTTTTAAATTAAAATATTCATTATAACCCATGTTTTCTTGACCAGCAAGAGTCCAGTAATACTCAAGCGTTTCTCCGTTTTGGAGCACATAATTTAAAGGTTCTTCTGTAGTCATTCTTCTTCCTCCGTGTTCATGTTTAGAATCGTATCAAGTAGTCTCACTTGACCAATCAAATATAGGATAACCCCACTATTGCTTTCACCATACATTTTTAGAAATTGTTCTAGTGTCGTGTTTCTCTCATTTAAGTTATACATTAGCGTGTCGTGTAGTTGTGTTCTCATTGTCGTTAAAATATTTAGTAGCATTTCTCTTTCCATAATTAAGCCTCCAATCTTGGCGCACGAAGAATAGTCACTCCGCCGTTAACAAAAACAAACGGCATATCATCATCGTAGTAAATATAAGTCCACTCGTCCTCACCGTGTAAGATAGGTTTAACCATAGGCAAAGAAAACGAACCAATGCTTGGCTCAGTAGTAGAACCTTCAATAGCATTAATTCGTGTGGAGAAGTTTTGTGAACCCCTATGAGAAGAAACAGTAAGGACTTGACCCTCATACCCAAGAGTATAAACAGAAGTTCCAACCTTCTCAGCGGTTTTAAAACTATCCACGAGAACATTAGTATGAACTGCTACCTTAGTATTAAGAGTCAATTTTTCTGTAACTTTCAAGCAATCACTTTCTTCGTGGTCTGTTTCACAAATAGCAGAAAACCTTTCCATCACATGGGCATATTGATGTCGTTCAAGTGAGGGCAATTCAGCAATAGAATTACCATAACTAACCTTGATAATACCGTCAATGGAAACAATGCTACATTCTTCATCCGGTAGATACTTTAGCAAGGTGTCAGCATTGACACAAAATCTACCGGCAGTCTCACACTCCATGTGATAATTTTCAACACGAATATAAGTGGACATATCACCGTTTTCAATAATTAGTTTTTCTCTCGTAGCAGTAATGCGAATCTCGCTTCCAAGACTTGAGTTTTCACTAGTTAATCCTCTGTTATATTTTCCCTTAACAAGGGAAACATTAATATCATTTTTCAATCTTTTTCCGTTCATTAAAATTTTCATGTGTTTCACCACCAATTTGTTCATAACTTCTATACATAATACCACACCATTAATCGTTTATTCAAAGAGTATTTTCCTTGACTTCGGGAAGACCATTCCATGTGACCTTGCCCTTTTGATTCTCAAAAATTAAGAAGGCTTGACCTTCGTTTGTTGCATTGGTCTTTGATTTAGTGACCTTTGCGTAAAGGCTTGTCTTACCATTTCTTTCTTCACGATAAGTGTGAATGTGTTGGTAAAGTTTAGCCGTAGTAGACTTTTCCCAATCGGGCTTTTGTCCCACAACTTCAAAACCATCATGCACTTCTTTCATGTGCGTGATGAAAAACTTGTGGCACTCCAATTGACAAGCCGCCTTAAACAAACGCTGGTATTCTTGCGTCCGAGCAAACCATTGGGTAGGAACCATTTTGACTTTATCAGCCTGTCGTGGGTCATTACCTTTAATGTGATTTAGCCGAGCAATCATGTTTGTAGTGTCAAGCCAAGTGTCCAAACCATCAAAGACGATGGCCTTAACTGCTTCAACCTCAATTGATTCTTCTTCATCATCAAGACTAATTTTCTTAGTCTCAATTGCTTCCTTAACCATCCCGATAAAGAAACGGGCCATATCAGCAGTAGCCAAATAATCAATCGTCATGTCCTCTTTGTAGACATGAGGGTTGTAGATAAACACCTTATCGTCCGAGGACCAATGTTGCCTCCAAGTGGGTTCTGCGCCTTCATCAAAATCCAGCACAAAAACCCAATGTGTTTTCTTTTCTTCTTCCGTTCTGCAATCCAAACAAATACCAGTTTTGCCTGTTCCGGGGTCGCCCGAAACACCACAAATCATGTAAGCAAATTCATGCTCCAATAGGCTCTTTCGTTGTGCAAACGCTCTTGCCTTTGCCTTAGCAAAAGCCGTATTTCTTTCTTCTTCGTTAACGCTAGACAAAATTTTGCTAGCCTTTCCTTTTCCTTTCAAACTCATTCTTCTTCCTCTCCTTTAAATTGTTCTTTTAGTTGTTGTAATTGGTTTTCATGCACAATACGGGTGAACATCTTCCCGCTTTGTTTCATGTGAAAACGGACACTATACATGTCGTCTTCTTGGTGTCGCCATTCAATGCTTTCCACCTCATTCATGTCCAATAAAATTTCATTCATTCGTATAATCATTTTTCTTCCTCCAAAGGTATAGGCTTCGCACCCATTCGTATGTCATTCAACCGCCACATATACACGGCTACTGCGCCTTTTAACTGTCATCAATTGCAGTAAAGACTTACAGTATGAGTTCACAGTTCATCTAGTCTCTCCGTGAGAAGCAAAAGAGCCGAAGCCCAAAGCCCCACAAAAATACCTAACTGTTGGTCGTGCAAGGCATAAATACCGATGCTACCAACAATTGAAACTAGGCTACTGTAAAGTCCGATACGCTTCCATTCCATGAAACTCACCAGTAGTTAAGGGAATCATCATCGGAGGTATCAACGGCTTCAGCCAAACCAGTTCCCAAACGAACATTCAATCCGTAAAGGTTGATGGAAACAGGGTTATATTCCCCGTCAATCGGATAACCGCTTTCGTCTTTCTTTTGAGATTGGCTGGTTCGTCCAATAACAACAATATCCGAACCAACGCCAAAGTCAATGTCCACATGAGAAGGAACCCAAACCGGAGTAGATTCGGGCATATCCTCATCCTCAAAGCCATAATTCGCATCCAAAGGCTCAATCCAAATCACACGATTGCCCGTGTTTTCGTTCACCTTGAGATTCATGCTTGTCACGATACCGTCAGTGATAGCAATTTTCAATCCTTGCTGGGTTTGAATTTCTTGGTGATAGGACTCAATATCCATGAGGTCAGTCACGAACTCACCCATATTTTCAACCAACGCATCCTCGTAATTAAAGGAAGAGGTATCAAACCATCGTGGGTCGTCCTCATCCAAAATGTCAATGTAAGTCAAGGTTTCTAGTGTTTTGTTGCGAATGCCATAAATAGCGTTTCTTTCCTCGTTGGGCAAACCGTAAAAGGTAACCATTCGGAAAGTCTCGGCACGGAAATTTTTAGCCATTTCATTCTTCAATTGAACAGTCCAAAGTTGAGTTTCCCCGTCTTCCTTCTGTCCAATGAAATGCGCTCGCACTTGATGTTGTTCCTTTGGCAAGGGCATACCGTAGTTTTTGTTGGTGTCGCCCGATTGCCAAGTCTTAACTGCATCAATGGGAACAATCCAAGTTTCCTCATTGATTTCAATAGCAGCGTCGTGAACATGAGGAACAACCTTTGTTTCCCACTCACCGTTCTTAACTTGGGTCTTTTTGTATTCCCCGTCCTCAAGAACAATTTCTGCAACCAAACCATCCGTAAGGGCTTGTGATGCGTCAGCATTGTAGCGAGAACGAACATTCTTACGCTTGTATTCCATGATGTCTCGGACTGGTTCAATCCCGACAAAAAATCCAGTAACCATAGCACCGAAACTTTGCTGGGAGTTTGAACGGCTGGAGGCAAGGCGACTTCTCACATATTGACGGGTTAATGACATAGCCATCAATTGTTGTCGCTCGTCCTCCAAATCCAAGTTGTTGCTCACGGCTAACTCGGCGTATTTCGCACTCATTTCTTCTTCTTCAATTTGTAGCCTCTTAGCAAGACTAACCAATTCGTTTTCTACTCTTTCAATCATTTTTTCACTTCCTTTTGTTTTTCATAATTTGGGAGCAGAACCAAGCAATCAGCACTTTAGGCGTCACGCTTCGGCTCCTCCACTCCATTTCTCCTACTGCTGATATGCACATAAACCTTGTGGTGTTGTCCACATCAATTTCCATGACGGCTTGTAGGAGTTTACTACATATATCCTTCACACTTTGTCCATTCTTTACCAGCGTTGTCAAGTAATTCATACCCATCGGGTCCCCACCTAACATTTGCAGTAGAGCATTTTTGTAGAACTTTAGTTTTGCTTCCATAATTTCATCAAGGCTTGCATCGGAAAAAATGCAGGCTTGAACCTCATTAATGGCACGACGAAAATCTCCGTCGCAACTTTCTACAATTTTTTGGACTAATTCTTTCTTACTTTCATCTACTTCTAACGCGCTGTCCCCGGAGATTATGCTTAGAAGTCTTTCAACCTGCACCTCTTCGGGCAACGGCTGAAACAGATAATTTGCACATCTTGACTTCAAGGCCTCTTCTACACCGTAGGAATCGTTGCAGGTAATAACAAAAGTAGTATTTACTGCTCGTTCCATAGTTCGCTTTAATGCTCGTTGAGCATCCTTAGTCATGCCTTCTATTTCATCAAGTAAGATGAACTTCATTTTGTTCCCACTAACAGAACTCGTGGTAAGAAAATTGTAAATAGTCTCACGCACGGTTTCTAGTTTGCGGTCTTGACTGGCGTTAATCTCAAGAAAATTAGTCTTGAAATCCTCACCCAAGAATAGTTTAGCCATAACGAAAGCGGCTGATGTCTTACCAGTTCCCGGCCTACCATGTAATAGTAGGTTGGGCATGTGATTTTTGTCAACCCATCGTTGGGCGTCTTCTGTAAATTTATGTTGTCCTATAATTTCTTCAATTTTTGTTGGTCTAAATTCTTCTGTCCAATTCATGTCGTTCCCTCATAATCAATCTCTTAGCCGTTAACACATAACCCGCTACAGACACGGCACTTCGTAGCGATGAACACACAACCCCTGCGGGGTCAATCACCCTATATTCGGGGGCGTGTAAATACCATTCGTCTTGGATTCCATCGTAGGCGTATTCTTGAGAAAGGTTGTGCATTACATTCTCAATGGTAGTGGGTTCACCCACACAATTCTTATACAGGGTATTAAAAACTGCAAACAAAGCATTTCTAAACCCGATACGAATGTCAAGGTCAATTTGTTCGTTGTCGTCAATATGAAAATGCTTCATCAAAGACAAGCCCGAACCCCATGTGTAGCCCGTTTGAATAGCCGAGCGAACAGCATTCAGCGAATCGTCTAGTCTGTCTTTTTTGTTGTGGATTTCCTGTTCCGACTCCCCGTGGATTTTAATAATCCCAGCCATTCCATTTAACTTACCCACTCTAGCCAAGTTCTTTTTCTTGTGAAATTCTGTTTCAGCCATGTCAGCATCCTCTAGAATTTG